TTCCGACTCATCCAACTCATCAGCAAAAACGAAAATCGGGACCATATGCCTGTGAAAGACAATCTGAGCGATTCTGTCGCCCTTGCGGATCTTCTGTGAGTCGCTGGACGTGTTGAAAAGTACAACATGAATTTCGTTCCTAAAATCACTATCTATAGTGCCCGCCACTGACAAAAGCCCCCTGTTTGCCGCCATCCCGGACCGCCCATATATCTGACCAAAGAAGCCGGGCGGCATCTGAATACAGATCCCTGTCCTGATTTTCCTGATTTCCAGACTCCCAATCTCTGCATCCTCTGCGGCGTAAATGTCGTACCCTGCCGCCTCCCGGCTCCCCCGTGTGGGGAGTGTGCCGCCGGGGAGAATCTTAATTTTTACTTCCATACGTCCTTTTTATCCTTCTTTCTTCCTGTCTCTTTCCAGTACATGCACGATATGCTGGAAGTGTTCAAGCTCATCCACGGGGCGGTTCTGGGATTTGTGGAGGCGGGCCTCTATGTCTTCCACGCACACTAAGAGCATGTTGTCTACATACAGGCTGTTGTATTTCCGACTTATTGTGTCAGATTCATTAATAATGGATTGCCAAAAAGCCTCAGATTCTTCACCGTAATAGAAATTTTTTCTGAAATTCCAAAGTTCCTGTTGAATAGCTTTTTCTTTTTCCAAATCATCCTTAACGATTTTCATTATTCCAATTACCACCCTGTTACCCGATCGTTACCACGAAGAATTCTGATAGAATCGGACTGTTACCACTGTTTCCACTGTTACCACCTATTTTTTCTACACGAGGGACATATATATATTTCTGACTCAAAAATAAAATATTTTATTTTCATGTATATATATATAGGGTGCGGGGGTAACGGTGGTAACGTGGTAACAAATCATCAATCAAAATCAATTTCGTTATCTGTTTCATCTGAAAACGAATGGTCTATTTTTAAACTTATCACTTTTTTAGGCTCTGATTCAGTGCTCATTCTGACGGTTTTTGTATACCGCTTTTTGTCGCTATCCGTCTCCAAAAGGTGTTTATTTCTGGCCCATGGAAGAAATTGTTCTGGATAAAATCCGTTTTTTTTCAGAAGATTGTTGAACGCCTGCGGAATAAAATACACTTTTCCTTCGGACAGTTTGATTTCACCCCAAACATCGCCGTTAAAATCCTGATGCCGTCCGAGCGTTCCGAGAAAATACTGTTCGTGAATTTCCAGCTCATCCAGAATAAATTCATAGCACCTTGCACCTTCTGATACATAACTTCTTTTGGTAAGAATATCGGCCACTTCATCAGGTGAAAGAGCACGCCCATCTTTAAAAATAAAATCCGTTGCTATTGCATCGGCAGTCAGCACGCAGGCCAGAGCCAGCACCTGTTTCTGCATAGATTCAGGGGTTGTCAGTTCTTCCTCAAAATGTTTGTGAAGCTTCCCGATAACAACCGGATCCATCTCTTTAATATGCTCAACAAATACTCTCCCAGCAAAACCAAAATTCTGTTTTACAGTTTCGGCAACTCTTTTTGGATTGAGAAAAATCTTTTCACCACATCTGACTTCAAGAATTCTGTTGATTGCGCCGCCCTGCTCCACGTACCCGCTCAGTGGTCGTTCGCCGTTACAGATCGTGATATTTTGCCAGTTGCATTCACGATTGGCCCCAAGTTCTTTATTCGACCTGCTTTTTCCTTTACCTGAACACAGGTCATACACAAGGGATTCAAAGTTTTCTCTGATTCGTGCTGTCGCCTTGCTTGTATCATCCAATATCAACGGCAAACTGTTCATCAGATCACACCTGACTTCAAGTGCTACATCTGTAGTTTTAAAGTCTCCTATAAACCTGCTTTCCCCAGGATCCGCCCACACGGATGCTGCAAGCATTAGGCAAACAGTTTTCCCGCCTTCGGTTTCACCGTATTCATCAACGATAAACGGAAGGATCCCGAGTGGCTTAATCAAAACGCTGGCAAATGATGCGGCCAGTGCTATTCGTGGCTCAATTGCACCGCTTGCCCTAACCTCTTTTGCAACTTCCAACCAATCGTCAAAATTACCGGATTCCGTCACACTCTCAAAAAGCTGTAAAAATCTTCCCTCGCCGTCAAATTCAATTTCTTTGTCATATGGGATGAAAATATTTCCTTTTCGTGTCCATCCGAGCTTAGAACTGGATTCTTTTAGCTTAATCAGATCATCATTGAAATCCTGCACTTCGCCCAGATACGACACAAGATATTTCGCTGTCTCTGAATTGACGGATACGCCATACCTTGCAAGTTCCACTATTGAACTGGCCTTTGAAATAACCACACGTGGTACTGTATGTTCAAACCAAGTTCCACGTATTTTGTAGGCAAGCGTGATTTGCTCTTCTCCTGTTTCAAGGTTCTTTAACGCCCTTAGTGGAAAAATCGGATGCCTACAGGCCACTTGTCCGAGCTTTTCGGAATCCGCTGAATATATGCCGTTTTCGTCTGCTATCCATGATCCGCAGTCAAGATCAAAATATTCATCTGGTTTCGGATTATCCATTCCGTTATTGAAAAAGTTCGTCACTTTATGAAACTTTTTGACCTTCTGTTGTTCGATGCTTCGCCTTCTCAATTCAGCGACCCATATTTTCATCTTGTCTTCCACGTATTTCGTGATTCTGAATTCCTTTGCCTTCATCAAGATTTCATTCTTTTTGTTTGTTCGTTCTATTCCATCTTGTATCTGGTAAAGTTCTTCGTATAAGTCGTCCGAGAGAAGGCTTTCTTTGTCCAAATCGTTAATTTGTTCGATCATTTATTATGTCTTTCACCTCCTCCCATATACATTCATATTCGAACAGTGCAGACTGCAGGCCGTCCATGCAATCACACCATTCATCTGTTAATGGTTCCCATGCTTTCATGATATTTCTGTATGTATCAATGTCCCGGCTGATTGCCCTCAACCTTTGAAGCTGCTTTTGCTGTTCTTTCTTTTTTTGTTCCCTTTTGCGCTCCGCTATTATCAAATCACGGCTTCTATGTAGTGATTCAATCTTGCTTTCCTTCTGGTATTCACCGCCCAGAGACAGAAAAGCATCTTTGAATGAAACCCCATCCATCAGCATGACAAACTTGAAAATGTCACCGCTCGCACCGCATCCGAAACAGTGAAAACTGTCTTTGTAGATTTTCAGCGAAGCGGTATGGTCACCTTGATGGAAGGGACAACGGATGAATCCCGCCCTGTTCGGCTTTAATCCGTACCGTTCAACTATGTTTGCCATGCTGTATGTCTGTTTGATTTCATCTTTTGTCATGATCCGTTTTGAAGAATTCCAACGATTCTTTCACCTGTCTGATCCTTTGAGCAGAATTCAAAACGTGCTCCATATCTATCTCTGATCGTGCACATACTCTTGTAAAGTTGTTGACCGTCAACAGCCTTCGGTGAAACAAAAAACTTTTCCCGTTGTCCTGTCTGTTTGTTGTACCGCCATCGGATTTCGTGCTTGCGTGGATTCTGCCAGAACCACACGTCTTCAAGGGTTCGAATGTCTTTTCCGTGTTCAATTAGAAACACAATCTGGATACCTGCCTCATTAGCCCGGATCAATTCCTTCTTAAATCGTTCGTGCTGTTGGCAGACATTTCCGCACAGTTCCTGAAGGTCTTTCTTCCTGTCCACTACAAGCCTTGCATTATCCAATGACATGTAGTCGCCTACGTAAAGCTTACTCCTGACGTATTGAATTCCGTTCTTATCAAACTGTTTCTGAATCCTGCTCCATTCGCTTGCATGTTCTCTGGTGTCAACCTGGATCGTCAACCGCAATCACCACCAATCAATCAAAAGGAAGTTCCTCGCTGCCGATAGCGTTGTCTATGTTCATCCAGTCGGTGCCGGCGGGATTCGCCGCAATATTAGAATTCTCTTTCCATGCCTTATGTTCCTGCGTTTCGTACACTTCAGGGATTGCGGCATCAGCTACTTTTTCGTTTGAACAGAACCACTGCAGTTTCCGCTGATGCGTCTCTTTCCCGTTGTATACACCGAGTTCTTCACGGAAAGTCCCGCCAACAAGTTTGTTTTTGAAACAGGCGGCGAATCCGTCGCCCCATACTACAGAAAAGCCCGGGTTCGACTTCTCAACAGAAGTAGTAAATCCCTTAAACGTACGACTGCAGTTTCCGTCCTGGTCCTGTGTGTTCATATAGGAAACGCCGCCGTTCGGCCACTTCTTATCAGGCCGGATATCTGAACGAAATACGTCAGCAAAATAGTGGGGCTGTTTGTCGTTGTCTGCAGTGTCGAAGCTGATTTTAATCATTGGCTTGCCGTTCTTGTTGGTCATCTCTTCAACCTGTTTAATGACAAGGTAATGTCCGCCGAGTTCAATCGGCGTAAATTCGCCTGCTGCCTGTGTAGCCTCATAGTTGTTCGGTTTCTGCATATTAGTTCTGCTCCTTTTCTGTATTTGTAGCTGTTGCTGTAGCTTTCATTTCCGGGTAATACTCACGAATTTTCTGATCGACAAATGCAAGGTCATTGTCTATTGTCAGATCATCAAATAGCCCGATGGGCGACTTACTAACCGCACCGTTTGCGGCCTGCGTAACAAACATGTGCTTGCCGGATTCCTCAATGCACCGGAGAACGATTGTAAACATTCCGGCGACGTTCACTTTTTCATCCAGAAGTTTTCCGATTGTCTTAGGCTTGACTTCTCCCTGATCGTCCTTTTCTTCGTGCATGATTACGTAAACGATTTTATTATCCGGAACCTTTGTTGTTATAAACTGAATGAGGTTCCAGAAATAATCACCCAGACTGTTGTACAGTTCGAACACTGCATTGCCCTTGCCTGTTGAGCTGTGTCCTCGCATA